TTTTCTTATTCTTATTAATTTGGTCAGCTATAGTTTTACCCACTGCTACGGCACCGCCTATAGCACCGATATTATCTAAAAATCCCATTAACTATCACTCTCCTCTTAATTTTTTGCAACAAAAAAAGAGCCTATAAAATTAGACTCTTTACGTTTGTTTAGTTTTTTTATTTAGAAATAGCTTTGCGTACTTCATTTATTGGTATCATAAAGCAATCATCGTCTTGTAATGCCGCTTTTATAATTCCTATTAGTTCTCCGTTGTTACTGCTATAAACAGGTCCTCCCGAACTTCCAAAATCTACTTTAGCAGATGTTAGTATGCCTTTTACATCTTTGTAAGATTCAAAGTCTAACACTTCACCTTGAGCAATAACATTAGGTTTCTCTTTAGGCGAACTGATCGTAAATACTTTATCACCCACTTCAACCTCATCACTATCACCAATCTTACAAGGCTTCATTTGCTTGTATAATGGCTCTAGTAGGGCTATATCGGCTGTAGGATTGTCCTTTATCAGTTTAGCTGTAGTTGTAGCACCTGTATTATATATTATCTTATATACGCTTCCTTTATTGGCTACGTGGTCACAGGTTATTATCTCATCATAGCCTATTATTACACCACTTCCCTGCTCTATCCAATCTGTGCCAGGATTGCTTACATATATCGTCACTACGCTGTTAGCTATTGCCTTTGGGTCTGCTTGTCTTGTATTTATATTTACGCTACCATTCCATACAGTTTTAGCACCCATTAGGTCTAGTACAGCCTTTAGGGGGACATATGTGTTGTTATTGTATGTCATTACTGGCAATGTAGATTGTATGGGCTGATTATCTACAAATACAGGGTAATTGACAGGATATAGCTTGTATATCACTGTTCCTGCGAATACTGGTATGCATATTAGTAATGCTAGGATTGTTAGTAATATCTTTTTCATGGTATCATCTCCTAATACCATTATAAGTCATTTTGTGAGATTTATGCAAGTTAGAGTTCAGCCGAAGCAGTCCAATGGAACATAATCGAATTGTTTGAACCCGTTATAGTACCTCCAGATGCGTTATAAGCGTTAAAGCTCGTTTTACCATAATAACTAATACCTCCACTGTTAGCAGCTAAATCTCCACCGGAAGAATCTGATACTCTGCTTATATTTGTTGGAGTTGAATACGGTAAAATTAAAACAGAAGGTGTGTCCCTCTTAGGCACTGAAAACTTTACATTGCCATAAATAACATTACTATCAATTGAGTTTGACCCTAAGTTAAAAACTACTATTCCGGGTACTTGCAAAGCTGTTGCAGGTGCAGTCTCGTAGTTATAACTTTTTTCGTAATATCTTAAGCATGCCCTTAGCTCATCATCGAATGTCTTTAACTGAAACGGCAATGCTATAGCACCATAATTAACTGTACCTTGCTCAATGTACCTGTTTCAAACTCTATTGTAATATTTGAGCCACCTGTTACGCTACCTGTTACACCGCTTGCACTCAAACTTCCTGCACCTATCTTGCCCTGTGCTGTGCCTGTCCATGATAGTGTGTATGTGCCAGTAGTTAGGTTGATTCCTTCAATGACTTGCTGTAACGAACCAGCGGTTATTGTTAATGTAGTGATATTAGCAGATGTAGAAAATGTATAAGTGCAACCACTTGCGCCAGCTTTCCATCTATCGTGTCCATATGCACCAGCAGCCAACGTAACTGTGCCTGATACTACACGCTGATTAACTTGAAAGTTACCATTTATTATAGCTTGTCTTGTGGAAAATTGGCTTAAAGATACGTCTAATTCTGCTGTCAATGTATCATTCAAATATGTTTTTATGCCTTCTGGCATTTGGTCGAACTTGTCTTTAAATTGTTGTGTTGTTAATCCTCTTTCGACTACAGACGTGCCTAAACCACCTATTACATCTGTTGCTACTGCACATTTTGTTAATGCCATATTTACCTACCTTTCACCTCACCGCCCGTTCTTACAGGCAGAGTAATAGAAAGCACTGTTACTGAATCAGTGCCGTTGTTTGATAGTTTTAATTTAAAGTAGTCGATTTTCTTTGCTCTTATCTTGAATTTGAATGGTTGTGGACTGTAATTCGTTGAAAAATCAAATGTTGAGAAATCCCATGTATCAAAGCCACTAAGTCCATATGAAGCCGTTAACGTGTCTGAAGTATTGCTTATATCCGTTTCATAATTGATGTCTACATGTGTAGTAGTAAGTGGTAGTAACGATATAAACAACCTCTGCAAGAACTTTCTTAGCCAATCAGCACCAAAGTTTGTGAAGCCCATTTCCCAATTAGCTTCTATTGTTGTACCGTCATACGTTGCCACGTTTTCGTCAAACTTCATTATCATTCCGTCAGTTGTTCCAAAGTAAAGATACTTGTCAATGGCTATAAAGCACGTTGGCGTGTGCGGTAGTGATAAGATATACCACGCGTCTACTCGATAGTTATATGCCCATATTTTAGAGCCTACGCATAGGATATAAACTCCTTTATCATCCCAATCGTAAGTAATAGCGGTTGACAGGTCTACAGCATCGAGATCGTTTTGCACTCGCTTAGATATCCACTGTGCGTTCTTCTCGTTCATTACATAAGTTGAAACCCATTGAAATACACCTTTCCACACTGTAAATGGATTGTTCATTATGACTTGGGTTTGTCCTTTTGCAATATTCCCTACTTTGTTGTTCATTGGGTATACAGGAAATAACGTTGTTATTATGCCTGTTGATGGGTCTGTATAGGTTTCATTAGTTGAATACCATGCTGAAGCTCCTGAACTATCACCGCTTGTAAATATAATCTGCTTATCGTATTGAATTACTATGTCGGTAATCTCATACTCGCCTACGTCTGATTCTGTGTATTTAGGGAAGTATGTAGGGTCTGAAACTCCTGCCATTGTCACACCTGATGGATAACGTGTGTTCTTATGGTTCATATTTCCGAATAACCAGAATCTAGCATAGTACACACCGCCATAATAGCGATTATTTGTGATTGTTTCCCTATCTCCTGTTATTGTCTTAGTCCATGTGGTTACTACGTTATTTACGCCCACAGGAGGCTTAACAACGAATGTTATTGTTCCATTAGTTAAGTTAACTGTATAGTCTGTTGTTACGGTTTTAGGTACTCCTCCTACTACTACGCTATCTACCGAATTAATAGACAACTCAGGCAATTGGTAGACTGTCGCAATATTATCACCGCTATACTTCTTTATCTTCTGACCATTTAAGTAATTAATACCCTCTAGTATCGTTCCACCACCAGCAGGAGGGGAAGCTGTAAATACTGTCGGAACATATCCGACTACTGTTGATATACTTCCTGCACCTGTCCATTGGTACATGTCAGTTCCATCCATTATGTATACTGTATTGTTAGTGACAAAAAACATTGTAGGGTTTGCATCGACTATTACGCCAAGGTCTGTATTTGCAAAAGTAGTCATATCCTGCTCGTACACATGGCTACCGCAGGCAAATAAAAAGTGGTCTGTTCCATTTAAAGAACCAAACCACATACCATTTATACTGTGTGAGCCTAGTGAAGCAAATAAGTGAGCATAACCAAAGGCTTTCTTCAATTTCTGATCGTCAGTTATCATAAAATTAATCATTTGTGATGCTTCGCCTAATTGTAGGAGTGTTTCAGTTGAGGTCTTGTTTACTCCTAAAAACTTATCTATAGTTACTGTGTTTATTTGTGACATATTTCACCCTCTTTCAGGTATAAAAAAGCACCCTGTACGAGTGCCTTTTTATCGTATTTCACTTATTCCGTATATATCTACAATTTGCTGAGGTGTCATAGCCTCTTTTATCATGCTTTCCGCTTTTAATTCTTGATATTTGTTTTTACATAGGCCTGCTAGTTCTGTGTTTTGGTCTGACATTGCGTACTGTTCAGCTAAGTAATAACTTCCGCTTATTGCTGTAACTTCATCAATTTCAAGTGTTTGGCTTAATGACGTAATTTTAGTTGGGATTGGTACATATAACATTCTCACAGTACCTAGTTTTGTAAAATAAAAATAAATGTCATTATTGCCAAACCGCTTATAATCTATAGTGGAAATCTGTGAATCATCATCTATGAATATAATATCTTTTATTAGTTTTAAGTTACTAGGAACAACTAGTTTAGTCCACTTGTAAATTGCTTCATCATCTGTATTTTCGTATTCTTCGATGTTGTACAAATCTCCACTTTTAGCAATTTCATGTTGCCACATATCTAATAGCATTGGCGCACGATTACCATATTCTTTAGTGGCGTTAATATCTATTGTACCGCTGTCACTTAATTCATCAATTAAAGTTATGGCCATATTGTGTATTTCTTGGGCTGTATATGACATTTTTTACCTCCTTCAAGGCATAATAAAAGGGCCTACTATTGTAAGCCCTTAGTTCGTTATATTATTCATATATTATTTCAAGACCATATGCTTTTGCTGCATCATGTTCAATTTTACAGCCTCTAGCATTTTCCCAACCTTTGCAAAAATAAACTGTATGACATAAGGACATATTCTCTAAAGATTTAGCTAGAAAACATACTGGAATTTGAACAACGCCTCTATTTTCCATCTGATCTTTGCTATACCATTCATCAGTAAACAAAGTATTAACTATTTCATAACCTTTTTCTTCAAGAACATTTATTGCTTTTTCTCTTGTAGCTACGATTTCTTCGTCCGTTTTTCCTGCCATTGGTTGAGATAACATTACTTTTTTCATATTATTTTTCTCCTAAATTTTAAAATTATATTAGTTCGCACTTTTGTCCGACTGCGAATTAAGCAAGTATTTTTACTTAAATTGCATAATGCCTCCTTGAGCATTTGGATAAGAGCTAAGAATATTATGCAAATAGAAATAATACTTGCCTTCTGCATCAGGTCCATAAAAGGCTTTTATGCCTCCATTTGTATATGCTGGGTCTAACGGTACAGATAAATCTAACGTCCAAGTATTTCCGCCATCCGTAGATACATAAATTTCGGCATTTTTATTATCGTCATAATCTCCAGGAGCAGTACTACAAATTAGTAGTGGAGGTAAACCAACTATACTCCAACTCTGTGCAGGTAGTTGGAATATTAGCTGTGTAGTACTAACTATGTCTGCGGATGCTAATAAAGCTTTATAAATCCCACAAAGCGGAATATCTACATCGCTATCCGCAGACCATATTATTTCAGAAGCATTCTTTGTAATAACATTTAACGTTCTGTATTTTTGGCTCTGTACACCAGATACCTCATTGAGTAGAGTACAAGCTGAATCTGCACTATACCACCAACGCACCTGACTATCAGAATCTCCAGATGTAACAATCCATCTATAATTACTTCTATTAAAATTTACAGAATGGAAATGTCTGATAACATCTGGATTTAATTTTGTTAAAATTACACTCCAAGTTACTCCACCATCTCCACTACGATATACATAGTAGTTTCCTACGGTTGTCCCGTATTCTGCCCAAACTACAACATTTCCGTAAGAATCCACACCATGCCACTGTGGACCACGAACTGAATGACCAACTTGTGTTGCAACATCAACCTCTGTAAAGGTTGTACCATCAGTAGACCTATATAACTTACCACCGTTTGTCCATGCTAAAACAGTACCTGAAGATAATATTATTCCCCGTGAAAAAAAATCAGGAGTGATATTTATCAATGCCGAACTAAAAGTTTTCATATTATCGGTTGAACGATACAAAGATGTACCAAGTCCATAATATGTAACTGCACCTTTAGTACATATTAAATTTTTTGTTGATATTGGAGAATATGTTGCTTTGCTTTTTCGAGTAGGTGCAGTTACATCAGTATCCATTCCTCCAATTACAGTAACATTACAAGGTGTTAAGTGAGACCTTAATTTAATCTCAGTTATAGTTTGACCAATAAGCTTTAATTTACCTGCCGCGGGTATTTCTCTTGTTACTCCTCCGTCGATAATTGCAGTAATTCCACAGTATGGATTATTGTTTATAATTAAAACTTTATTAACAGCGGGACTGAAGGTATGTGTAGTATCAACAAGCGCAGTTACATCGTATGAAGTTTGTTGTTGTACGTTACTACCTACCGTTTGTATTCCTTCAATCAACTTTTTATAAATAGCTGCAAAACTCATATCATATTACCTCCGTTTCATAAGTATCTGTGTGGAAAATTGTTGTTTTGGTTGCTCCTCCAGCAAGAGTGCGAACCTCTGTAATTGTATTTAACCCATAGGTAAATGTATCTGTACGAACTATGACGCTATTCGCTCCCGTGTGGGCAATGCTTGCAATAGTACCATCTAAGTTAAATGTAATTGACTGAGTTGTGCCTTTAATGTAATCCGCACTTTCAGCCAATTGCGTACTATTGTTTAAAGTTTTTAAATTCTGTAATCCTCCCATTTCAACCCTCCTTTACAGTGCGTACCACGCACCGCTATAAACTACGTATGATGCTTTCGTATCGACCTCATAGTATTTTGCCGTATTCTTTGACGTATCGGCTAATATAGCTGCTGACGCTGATAGTCTTTCGGCATTAGTGCAATACCAATATTTATCCTCAGAATTATATAGCATAATTATTCCTCCTTTTTATGCGTTCTGTAGTGCTGTAGTAATTCTCCATGATTATCACATATAAAGTCACATTTCTTGCAATGCTTCTTGTTTTCTTCGTCATATTTAAAATGTTGTTTTAGTTTGGATATAAGTTTTTCGTCTGTAGTTTCATACTCGCCTTTTTCATCAAATGAAAATAAAACCTTACTAAACGGTGTATTTGTTTGTTTATTAACTTTTCTTTCCATTACTGCATGATTGGGTTCAGAGTAAAATTTCATAATAAAATAAGGGAGGTTTTACCCTCCCTATCCTCCTTATACTAGCTGTATAGCCTGTATTGTTACGATATTGCCTGTTTTTAGTTTAATTCCAGATGCTGGGGTAACGGTTAATGACATTATGCCAGATGCTCCCACATATTTAGCTGTATCTACTTGTATAATTTTAGATGTAGATTGAAGTACGGAACCAGTCAACGCTGTTCCTGCTGCCCATTGTGTTCCTGCTGCTAGTGAAAATGTAACAGTTCCAGCTGCTGCTGTGTTGTTGATTATAATAGCAACCTTTCCATTAGCCTTAGTTGCAGTTATGTCGAATATTTCAGCTAAATCCGCTGTGTCTGCTGTTGCAAGTGTACCTGTTGCGGTTACCGCTGTATTTAATGATGCTTGTATATTTGTAATTGCTGTATTTGGCATTTATTTATTCTCCTTTCAATTTGAGAAAATAAAGGGAAATTTCACCCCTCAGTTATTTAGATTGCTGTTTCAGCTCCGAAAGTCAAAGCTCCTGTTGCTAGTTCTTTAGGTTTAATTATCTTAGCTCCATAAACATGAAGTCCTCTTACTGCAGTATCGAATGTATCTATAAGCCTAATATCTTCTGTTTCAGTAATCTGGTCTGCAAAGCCTATAGCATTGTAAGAACCAGCCATCAACTGTGAAATAGGCACAGCTACTGTTCCTGTGTTCTTAACTTGGTTAGTTACAAACAAGTCGAACCCAAGAGTATCGCACCATGCAAGACCACCAGAACCGTTTATACCGTTCTTAATTTGGAATTTAACTCCTGCAAGTTCAAGTTTTAGCCTCAACCAAGGAGGAATTACCATCCACATGTCATTGTCTGATACGTTGTTTTCAGCTAACTGCTGTTGGAATGTACCAAGTACAGAAAGTACATTTGCGCTAGTTATTGTAGCAGCTGTAACTGTATTTCCTGCTTGTGTGTACAATCCCATTATGTAGGTATCGCAAGCCTTTTTAAGCTGGTATGCAGCTCTTTGAGCCTGTGAACCCTTCATGTCAACATTTGCCTGTGCCTTTTCGATATCACCTACTTTAAATGCAAACGAATCTGCCTGATCAACTAGAAGCGTAATTCTTGAATCTTGCAATGTTTCATATGATAGATTAGCTCCTGTGTATGCTGTGATTGTTGGCTCAGCAAGACCATTGAAGAATACTTGGTCACCCATCTTTTTGATGTCACCTGTATATGCAGTTGTACATATTTTCTTTGCGACAAGGTTATCTTCAAGAGTTCTCATTACTGTAGATGCCCATATTTGTGGTACGAAATTTTTACTAGACATAATTTATCTCCTTTACTTCCATGTTTTCATGGACTCCATTATTTGTTTGTGATTTATTTTGGCTTCGTCAAATGACATAGCCTGTACTTGTTCTCTCGTAAATGTAGTAAGATTTGGAGTTCCTCCACTCGCCACACTTCCTGTTGCTCCCTTAGCTGTTTCCTCGTTTGCTTGCTTGGCTTTTGTGCCTTTAGCAAGTTCAGCTTTTTCAGCCTTGAGGACTTTAGCTTCGTGAATTTCTGCTGCTGCCAAATATGAGATGTTCCTTTTCTTGCTAATCTCAAAAATTTCAACAGGAATCTTGTCCATGTTTTTGTATTCTGGATATTCTTCTGTCATTTCTAAGTACATTTCATATTGGCGTTTCGCTTCTCTTGCGGTTTTAACTTCTGGCAAATCTTCAGCAACTCGCTTCACTTCATCAGGGTCAACCCCTCGTTCACGCATTGCTTGATTATCTAGTTCTTGCTGATACTCTGCGTACGTGTTGATTCCATGCGATTCTCCGTACATTTCAGATATCAAGTTGTCCCTTGCCCTTTGTTCAGCTTTTGTTGTTGCATCAGCTAAACGATGTGCAAAGGCTTGTGTCTGTGTTATATCATCTTGCCCTTGTACTTCGGGAGTGGTTACAACATCAGGGTTCGGAGTAGCGACTTCCGGCTCATTAGCAGCTACATTGATTTCATTTTCCATGTGATTCCTTTCATGTGGACAGCGACCACCACTCATTAGCAGCTCATTTTAGGCATAAAAAAGACACCTACTTTGTAAGTGCCTCATAATTACTATTTAGTTAAGTTTTTATTGTCTCAACCACCACATTTCAATTAACCTTATTTCTTACTATTTCAGTTACTTTAGACGATTCTGTTATTGTATTTCCGCAAAAATTACTACACTTAGGATTTCTGCAATACATATTTAATTCTACAAAAACATCTGTACTATTTTCTTCGCTAACATATTTTTCCCTTACTGCTTCTAAACCTCGATTACATTCAGGACATTGCATTACATATCACCTCCACCATAGTTAGGATTAGCTGGTGCGTTCATCATTTGGATTACTTTCGCCTCTTGCTGTTCTGGTGGTAATGACTTGACCATCATTTGTATTTCTGGCGGTTGTGCTTCTAAGTATTCTGCCATTTGTTCGTAGTCTTGCTCGGTTAACGTGTTGGCTTTTTGCTGTTGTTGTTGCTCCATAATTTGCGCCTGTTGCTGTGCTTGCTTCTTTAAGTCCTCTATTATGCCTTGTTTATCCATTATGTAGCCCTCTGGTAGTCTTTCAAAGTATTGCTGATCTGTAAGCTTACCCTTGTCATAAAGATTGCTTAATGTTTCAACGCAAGCCATTTCAGACCAATACGTAGAAGGTCCTACATCAATTTTAATATTCCATCCTGCATCTTTGTATTGGTCTGAAATGAACTCACCTGTAACAACCTTGTTTTTCTCTTTGTATGCCAGTTTACGAGGAACTTTATAATTGATAAGCATAAACTCTAGCCATGTAAGACCTATGTCCTCTACGAACTGATATAAATTAGCTTTAACATTTTCAAGTGGAACTGCTGCCTGCTGTTGGTTGGCAACGAGTGCCTTATAATTGTCTGGTGCTACGTTTCCAAGTGCTGTGTCGGTTGCTCCCAACATTTCCAATGTCAATTCGACTATCTTATCAAGTACGGTTAATATAACTTGATTCATTTGCCCAGGATTAAGCTGTTGTACTGCATTGTCTATAGGCCCATCAACAGGTATCGCAACGCCTAATGCTGTTGCCCATGACTTTATTCGGCTTGAATCAAATGCTACCTTGCCAAATGCCATTTCCATAGTCCATTTGCAAACCATAGCGTACATTTTATTGATAAGTATCTGATTAGCAATAAGCCCTGTTCCTTCAGCCTGCCCATGATAACAACCTTTTACAGTTTCCCAATTAGTCCAATTTAACGGATATTTGCGTAATCCTGTGTCGATTTCTTTTTGTATCTCAACATAGTTAGTCGATTTACTAAGCCATACAGTTTTAGTCTTTTTATCCATCCTAAGTTTAATTAAATATAGGCACTTGCCGGATGAATCCATTTTATTATCTAGCTCTATTTGACTACGCTCTCCTGCTTGGTCAACATTGTCAACGTCTGATACTATCCTCAATACGTCAGCTTCTTTAACTTTTTTTTTCCTAGCCTCATCTCTTAAATCTTCAACTAGTCCTCTGCCTGTTAGTATTATGTAAGGTTGTCCTTTTACTTTGTTGCTGTTAGGATTGCCAAAGAATACATTTGCTCCGTCTATCAACTCGGTTACGAAGTCACCCATTATAGGCACTTGCTTTATAATTGGTTCCTGCTGTATCTCGTTGCCCATTTCGTCATACTGTGGCTCTTGCTGTTGCATTTCTGTGCCATATGTCTGCTTTGTATCTATGTCTTTATCCCAATAGGTATATGCTGCTATATCTCCACTATTAAAGCCATCTAACAAGCCATCACGAATAAGCGTGTCCATTTTTAACTTTTCCCACTTTAATTCGCTATGCTTACTTATCAACTCGGCTTTTTGGTGTAATTCTTGTTCTTGTGGGTCTTGCGTGTCTGTTTCAATACCTTCAGGGCTAAATTGCATCTTTACTCTTTGTGACATTATTGCAGCACGTTTATAGTTGCATACCCTCTTGAATACGTTAAACACGCATAAAGGTATGCCATTACTTATTACTCCACTCCACTGGTCTCCACGTGTAAACTTTTCGTTACGGTTGGTAATATTGTAGTAGTCTATTTTGCGGTTGTATGTCTTTCCATCTTCCATCTCTTGCCATGCTTGTGTGTATTCGTTCATTCTTCCTCCTCCTGTGGAGTTCCGTCATATGCCATTAGGTTAGCCCATCCCTCTGCCTCTTTGTCTTGCTTCGCCTTGACTTTCTTTGCTTCTTCATGCTCTTGTATGGCTTGTATAGGGGTTTTTATCACACTTGGTATAATCTTATTGTCTAACTGTTTGCCATGCTGTAAACCAAGCATATAAGCTTCTAAGCGCATAAAAAATGCAACCACTAGGATTGCCGTTATGATTAGGTTATACATTTATTCACCTTCTTTGTAAAAACTTATATTATTATCCCGTAATACTTGATGTAGCTGAGTTCCTAATGCTGTTATTTGCTTATGTTCTAAGTCTAATTCATTGTCTTTGTTTATCTTTTCAATTATTTCATGTAAAAATGTTGATTCTTTCATCTCTAGTGGTTGAATGCTGTCTATAACTATTCTGCCTCTCATGCTGTCACATTCTCCATGCCTATCCTCTGAACTAGCTAGATGATTATCGAATAAAACTTGCATTATTTGTCCTGCTATCTTTACAGTGCTAGGTATCATAATTACCCCCTAATAATCTATAAATGACCTGTCTACATCTACACCCTCAAACTCTGGTTCTGGTGGACGTTCGCTGTTAAAGTTGTAATGTGGTTTAACCACCTCTATCGTTGGGCATTGTCGCATAATACAAAAGTAACGGAGTGCATCGACTGAATGCGTGACTTCATGTGGTTCTGTTGCACAATCGTTGGCATCTTTCTCATCTTTTTGTATTTGAGGTAAGCATCGTATAAGATTGACACAGTTGTTGAATATCTTTAGCCTACTCGTTTTAATTGCCTCGCCTGTTTCAATATCTTTGCTGTCTAGTACCTTAAGCCATTCCTTGACTGCTAACCAGCCATCTACTCTGTCATTACTTGCCTTGATGCAACTCTCACCTATTGTCTAGATCAGGCGGTGCATATTTTATACTAATGTTATCATTCCCATTGACTTCTTTGATACGCTTTGCTGCTGCCGATATTATCAAATCGCTCTCATACAACTCTTTATATACATAAGCATTATTATGCGTGTCTATTGCTATCCAGTAATTAGCCAGCATATCAAGCCCATAGTCTTTAGTTGTGTATCTGTTCCAGTGACTAGGTATAACAAACGGCTTTATAACATGTATGTCTGTCCTAAACTCATCGAAAAATGTGCCTCCAGGGATGCCATATTCGCCTAATCCTACGACTTTATATCTATCAGGATTAGTGATTGCCAATTCCTCAATTTTATCATGGTCTGCTTGGTCTAAATACTCATTACACTTATGTGTGGTTGTTGTTCTGAATACATTGTCAGGACATTCGCCATCCCAATATCTTGTTTTAGTCCAGTGTGAATTAATCCAAGGATTATATGTTATAGTAATCTGTTTCCATAATCCTTCTGGCATTTCTCCTCTTATGCTTTCGTCAAATGTGTCAAAGTCTGATTCACTGTCAATTTCGTACGCTTCTTCCAACCATACCCAACATAATACTCCTGTAGATACTGTCATTGACGTTAATTTGAGTGGATCGTCAAACCCTCTAAATAATATCTTTTGTCCAGTTGGTGTGTAGGTAGCTTCCAACGGTGACTTTGTAAAATCCCACTTATTTATTACTCCCAGTTTCATTGCTGCCCATTTTAACTGAGCATGTGTTGAATCTTTATGCGTATTAAACGTCTTACGCACTACTACTGCATTAGCTTTACTATGCTTCATGATATTATCTATAAACCAAAGGGCAGTAGTTGTCGATTTCTTCGACCCTCTACCGCCCTTTAGCACTCTGTATCTATGCTTATCGTTCCAAAACTCATCATACCCACCGCCAACTATTTCCTTTAGTCGGTTAGCTCGCCTTGCATACTCTAACCTATTAGCCATCATCTGTAGGCTCATTTTATCACCTGCTTGCGTTTGCTTTTTTGTTACATTTTTTAGGTATATATTTGCACTTTTTGTTTGTTGCTTTGCATATACTGCCCGTGAC